ACGCGGCCGAGCTGCTCACCGGGGCCAACGCCGTGGACGGCACGGTCCAGCGGTTTCTGTGGTTCGCGAGTGCGGACCCGTCGATCCCGGACGAGGCGGGGCCGTGGCCGGGCCCGATCCCGATGGCGCCCCATGCGCTGAACACGACCGCGCTGACCACCGTCGAGGTGGATCCGGCCATCACCGTGGAGCTGAGACATCGGCAGGTCGCACGGGCCAGGGGCACTCTGGTGCCTACAGCGGGGCGCGAGCAGGACGACGCGCTGCGTGTGCGACTCGGTGCCCTGCTCGCGCTCCTTGACGGCCGGGTGGCCATCACCCAGGACGACTGGGGCCTTGCGCTGGTCGTTCTCGAGACTAGCGCGGCACACGTGGCCAGGGTGCGTGCCGCCCAGGCGGTCGCCGAACGTGAGCGCGAGGCCGGCCGGATCGGCGCGCGCCTGCGCCAGAACGACGCCGAGCAGGACCACACACAGCAGCGCTACGACACCGAGGTCGAGCGGATCGTCTCGAAGATCGTCGCCCGGATGGCCGGCATGTCCGACGGGCTGACCAAGACCAGGCTTCGTGAGTCGGTCGCACGCAACCGCCGCGACGAGTTCGAGACCGCGCTGGTGCTGGCGGAGGACCGAGGGTTGGTCAGGGTGGAGTCCGTCGCCGAAGCGCACGGCGCTCGTGTGTACCCCGCGTAGTGGGAGTTCCCGCCTGGACCGGAACTCCGCAACTCCGGAGTTCCGGTCCACCGGCACTACCGGTTAGCAAAGTAGTAGTACACGACAAGTATCTTTATTGATTCATATATATCTACCAGGCACGGAAGAAACTTAGCATCAGCAACTTACTCATCGGTAACCCCGGAACTCCTCTTCTCGGGGTGGTGTTGCGGGAGTTGCGGAGTTCCGGTGTTCCGGTCCGACGGACACACTCGGTAACCACAGACACGAGCCGAGAACTACGCGAGAGGATGTGTAATCTGTGACCATGCACAACACCACCCGGATGACCCTGCGCGAGGTGGCTGACCTGCTCGGAGTCAGTGAGTCCCAGGTGCGCTCACTGCACAGCCGCCACAACCTGGGATACCGCCAGGGGCAGCGACCCCTGGTGCCGAGCACGTACAGCGCCCGCCTGGTGCTCGCCCTCAAGGCTCGGCGGGAGGCGCACCAGGCGGACGGGCGTCTCACCCGGCGCCAGGCTGCGGACCTGCTCGGTGTGACCGTGGACCGGCTCAACCAACTGGTGCGCGAGGAACACGACCGGCTTGGCCGCAAGGAGCACGCACGAGGACGCGTCAGCCTGAGCAAGGCTCGCGTCGAGGCGTTGGCTCGGAGAAGGGCCAGGGGGCCTCGATACCCCCGCGCAGGCAGCACATGGCCGGAAGGGATGAAAAGTCGATGAGTGACGCTCTCAGGCCGCAGGACGTGGCCTCCATGACAGGTTTGGCTCGGTTCGTCGCGGCTGCTGCCGACGATGCTCTGGCCGGACAGTTGTCCAGCACTCGTGCCACGGCACTGAAGGAGGCTCTGGTGCCGCTGGTCCCGCTGATCAGGGCGCAGAGCCCGGCGCGCGAGGGCGACCAGGCCGTCGTCGACGCGGTGGTCGAGGTGATGGGGCGTGCGTGGCGGCCGTCGGCCTGGTGGCGGGAGCGCCTGCTGGAGGTTGGGCGCCAGGACCTTGCGTATTGGTGAGGTATGGTGCCACTGACCTGGCATGTTGGGATGTTGTAAGGATGTTGTCCGGGGGTCATCGTGACGAAGTCCAGGAGCACTCCGTGGATGCGCTACGCCACGGGCAACTGGTGGGAGCTGACGCCAGGGGAAGATCACGATCAGGGGTCGCGTGCCGCGCTCGAAGCCGCCAGAACATGGGCTCGACGGAACGGCTACCGGGTGGAGTCGCAGCTTCCACCGCCCCGTGATGGTGCCCAGGCACCGTGGCAGATTCGGCTGATCAAGATTCAGGGGGTGGCGCGTGGCACGTGAGGTGAAGGGCGACCCTAGGATCACCGTCATTCCGGACCCGCCCGACGTCCCCAGATTCCCACCGGTCGCCAGTGTCCGGCAGCAGGTGCTGGTGGCGCAGGTGACGCAGGAGACTGACCTTTCGGCCATGACGCGGTTCGAGATGGACGCGCAGATCTGGAAGCTGACCACTCTGGGTTGGGCAGGCTGGCGCATTCAAGCGGCACTCCATCTCGAACACCCGCGTGAGGTGACCGAGGGCATCGAGCGCTACCTGAAGTCGGACACGCTCACCGACGCGCAGAAGCGCAGCGTCATGGTCGGGCAGCTCGACGAGGCCATCGAGCGCGTGATGGAGATCCTGGGCCACACGCACTACCGGGTGCACAAGGGCAGCCTCGTCATGGTGCCCGCGGACCTGCACGATCCGGAGTCGGTCGCCGACTCCAAGAGCTACGTGCCGCTGATCGACGACGGACCCAAGCTCGACACCGCCAAGACACTGGCGGTGCTGCTCGATCGCAAGGCCAAGCTCCTCGGCCTGGACGCGCCGGAGCGGCACGAGCACACGATCCTTCCCCTGCCAGGGGTGGCACAGGACTGGGTCGCACAGAAGCGCGCCCAGGTGATTGAAGGGACAACGAACCGATGAGCAAGACGTGCTGGGTGTGTGGTGCGCCGATCACCAGCGGCGAGGTCTGCGGCGGCTGCAACAAGGGGCCGGGTGTCGCGTGAGCTTTGTTGAGACATGCTCGGAGTGCGGCGCGGTGGGGACGCACACGTCCTGGTGTTCGCGCAGGAGGGTGTGACCGATGAGCGACGAAGTCGAGAGCAAGACAGGTGTGTACGTCCGTGTGCCGGACAGTGGCCACGCGCCTGGGAGGTGGAAGTTCTATACGATCGAGGAGCTGGTGCGCTCGGCCTATCAGTGGGGTCGTGCGGATGCGACAGCGGACGCCAACGACCGAACCAGAACAGGCATCAGGCAGGGCTGGACGCTTGGCGGAATCCCGATCGACGAACTCCGGCGCGATACCAGCAGCGCTCGGAGGGACTGACGTGAAGTTCAGCTCGTTCCCAGATGACGAGGTCGAGGTCTTCGGCGGCCGGCGCATCCTGTTCGCGGGTACTGAGGACTCCGGTATCGGCGACCTGGAAACGATGGTGCTCGATTCCAGCAACGTCGGAGAGGCACGTGTTGTCGCCCGCATCGAGTTGGAGCCAGGCGACCTGGAGAAGCTTCAGGCCGGCGCGCCGATCTACGTCATCCAGTACGGCGGATGCATCCCGCTGTGCGTCGACATCCCGTTCGAGGTAGGACACCTCGGAGCAGCACCACCACTACCGGAGGTATCGCCGTGACGCGCAAGGACTACGACGAGGCAGGCTGCGCCGGCGGGTGCCGGGACACGATCGGCGGTGCGTCGCTGCTGGTCGCACTCGTCGTTGTCGTGCTGGTGCGCGTGGTCCGAAGGGTTCGTGCTCGGTGAGGTTGTGTGTGACTGGACAACGCGGATGAGGACACATTCATGGAGCCGACAGAGCTGACGTTCTTGGACCGTCCGGCATGACCGCCGTGCTGCTCGCCAGGCCGACGCTGGACGGCCTGCTCTCCTCGGTGCCCGACGCGGTGTGGGCGCTGCCTGATGACCAGCTCAGCGCGGCGATGCGTGAGGCGTGCCGCTACGACCCGATGCTGTTCGCCGTGTGGTACCTCGGCCACCACCTAGTTGACGAGTCCACGGGTGGGGTGATCACGTTCTCCAGCTTCCACGCGGAGATGTGCCGGCGCGCGCTGGAATGGACGCGGCCGACCCCGCCGCCGAGGTCTCAGCGACACGCGGACATCGCTCCTCGTGAGTCGGGCAAGAGCACATGGAAGTTCCTGCTGCTGTTGCTCTGGGCCGCGGCGTACGGGCACCTGAGGTTCATCGTCGCGTTCGCCGACGCCGGACCGCAGGCCGAGATGCACCTGGCCACATTCAAGCGCGAGCTGGCCAACAACGAGCGTCTGCGCCACGACTTCCCTGACCTGTGCGCACCGGGTCTGCTGCGTGGTGTGTCCGATTCGGACACCAAGTCGATGTACATCGCGCGGTCCGGATTCGTGTTCGGCGCCAAGGGGATCGACGCCAAGACGCTCGGCATGAAAGTCGGTGCCCGGCGCCCCGACATGATCGTGCTCGACGACATCGAGCCGAACGAATCGAACTACTCGGAATACCAGAAGGAACAGCGCCTCGCCACGCTGCTCGACGCCATCCTGCCGCTGTCCATCCACGCGCGGGTGGAGCTGTCCGGCACCACCACCATGCCCGGATCGATCGTGCACGACCTCGTCAAGACGGTCTCCGACACCGAGGACGACCCGCCCGCGTGGGTTGCAGACTCACGGTTCCAGGTGCACCACCATCTTCCGTTCGAGCAGGACGACGAGGGCAACGAGGTCTCGGTCTGGCCGGAGAAGTGGCCCACCGAGTTCCTTCACGAGATCCGGGCCACGCGCGGTTTCTCACTGAACTACATGAATGACCCGCTGGCGATCGACGGTGCCTACTGGACGCGCGACTCCTTCAGTTACGGCAGCACGTTCACCGCGGCGCGCACGCTGCTGGTCCTGGATCCCGCGGTCACCACCAAGGAGAAGAGCGACTTCACGGGTGTGGCCGTGGTGGCCGGCAACAAGGCGGTGCCGGTGACCCAGGACGGGAAGACACGGCACGTCGCTAAAGCGCGCGTCGAGTTCGCCGCTCAGGTGAAGCTGGCGCCCGGCGCACCGCTGCGCCAGTACTGCCTGCGCATGCTGGAGACCTACCCGGAGATCGGCGGCATCCTGGTCGAGACCAACAACGGCGGCGATGTGTGGGATGTGAGCGTTCTGCACGACATGCCGGTGAAGGTCGTCACCGTGTGGTCGGAGGATCCCAAGGAGGTGCGCGCCGCGAACTGCCTGGCGAAGTACGACCGGGGGCTCGTCGAGCACGCGCGCCGGCTACCTGCCGCTGAGACCCAGATGATCGCGTTCCCGCGGGGCCATGACGACATCGTGGACGCGATAGGTTCTGGGGTCCGATACTTCGTTCCGGACGAGGCGCCGCGAAAGCACCGTCGATCGTCGAGTCAGAGCTACGTGTGAGGGAGCAAAGCGCATGACGATCGTCGCCGACATCAAGGAGATCAAGCGCGCCGATGTGGACTACCTGATCGCCCAGAACTACTACGAAGGCACGAAGGTCAAGGAGGTGTTCGCGAACAAGCGCGTGGCGAACCTTCTCGGTGAGAGTGCGGAGAAGTTCCACATCAACATCGCGGCGCGCGGCGTCGACGTGCTGCTGACCAAGATGGTGATCGAGGGGTACTCGCTCAACCGCGACGGCAAGAAGGATGTCGCGGCCGAGCAGGATTTCAAGGACGACATCTGGGACCACAACAAGTTGGAACAGCTGCTGCCCGACGCGCTGGAGGTGACCGAGGAGTACGGGGATGCCTACCTTCTCGTGTGGCCCAGCGAGATCGATGCGTCCGCTGTGGACTTCTACCTGCACCGTCCGGTGGGCGCTCGGATGTTCTACGACAGCGACAATGAGACCATCGAGCTGCGCTACGTCCGCACGTGGCTGGTGCGTGGCTCGTCGAGCACCGACGACCAGAACACATGGCTCAGGCGCGTCACCATCATCGACAGCAGGCAGGTACAGAAGCTGATCTCGACCGTGCCGGCGCCGCAGGCCACCAGCGACGCGCATTTCGTTCCGTTCGTCGACGAGGACGACCCTGATCCCGAGAAGCGGATGGACGACGCCACGGGTGAGCCGCTGCCGCCAGGGATCACCACGCACGACTACGAGCAGATCCCGGTGTTCCACCTGCGCACAGGACGCCCGTACGGCACACCCGCGCACCGAAGCCTCTACGGCGTCCAGAACCTGCTCACCAAGTACGTGACCACTCTCGGCGAGGCAGCGGACGGATTCGGGATTCCGTGGCGCTTCCGGCTGCTGGACAGCGACAAGCTGCTCAAGCCTGGATCCGATGTGTTCGACCAGGACCAGGCCGATGAGGACGAGCGCGACGACCGGGTGGCTACCCGTGCGGGCGAGCTGACCAATCTGTACGACACGAGTGCGGTCGGTCAGCTGACGCCTGCGGACTCGAAGAACCTGCTCGATCCCATCGATCGGATCATGGCTCTGGGTGCCACGGTCAGTGCCATCCCGATGGACTACTTCGATCCGTCGGCCGCGGCGGCGTCCGGGCTGTCGAAGAAGGAGCACAAGAGCGCCTACCTGGACCGGGTGCGCCGGCAGATCGAGGACATCGGCGGGGCGATCGTGGCCGCCTGCGAGTTCGCGGTCAACCAGGTGCTGGGCTTCGTGGACATCGCCGTCGATCTGATCTGGCGAGCGCTGGCCGAGCGCACGCCGGAGGAGCGCTACGAGCAGATCAAGGCGGCTGTCGAGGCCGGTGTTCCCTGGGCCGTGGCGTGTGTCGAGGCCGGATACCCGCAGGAGACGGTGGACGAGTGGGTCGACAACGGGTGGTCGCCCGAGGACACCGCCGCGGCCAGGATGGAGCTGTTCCGCGGTGTCGCGGCGGGTACGCGGGACCTCGCCGCGGCGGCCAATCTGGGCGGAATCGATGCCACAGCGATCCAGAAGCTGATCGAGAACGCGCTCAGGCGCCCGGAACGGTCGAAGCGTCGTGTCGTCGGGGGATGACGTGATCGACCGCCTGATCCGTGACCTGGTGGAGCTGATCACAGGGGCTTTGCCAGGTCACGGACCGGTGCGTCTGGCCGGCGACGCGTCGAAGCCGTCGGGCATCCGCGTGCTGGAGACCGAGCCAGAGGCGTTCCGTGACGCCCTGCGCGACGCGTGGGCGGAGATCCCCGGCCTGTTCGAACAGGCCAGGCAGGAGGCGTACGACCAGGGATGGGACGACGTACCCGACATCGACGCACCGGACGGGCACGACTACGCCGCGGCCGAGCAGGCGGAGTTCGAGCAGTACTGGGCCGCGCAGCTCACCCAGCTTGAGACGCTGCTCGACACCGACGACATCACCGAGGAGGACGTCTCGGCACGGGCGCAGCGCATCGTCGAGCGCGAGGCCAGCACCCAGCTCAGCACCGCGCACAGCGACGGCCTGGCCGACGCGGCCGAGCAGGCGCCGCAGGACTGGGTGTTTGTGCTCGTGCCGGAGCGCGACGCGTGCCTTCGGTGCACCAGCTATGCGGGGTCGATCTGCGAGCCCGCCGGACTGTTCGCTCCGGTGCGCGCGTTCCAGGACGGCATCGAGGCAGAGGTGCGCGTGCCCGTGCACCCGTGGTGTCGTTGCTCGAAGAAGCTCGTTCACCGTGACGATGCGGAACGTGTGGCCGACCCTCTGCGCCGCGAGGCGGAACGCTCGGTCGCCCGGTTCGACGCGTTGCCCAGTGAGAGCGACCGTGCGCGTACTGAGGCGGCACAGCGGTTGATCGCACTGGGGAGTCGGCTGCCCAGAACAGTGCTGGAGCGTGCCGGTCGTGAGGCGCGCAGGCGGGAGAAGAAACGGACCCGCACGAAGTAGGCTCGACGAACACCGCCACCAAGAGACAGGACCACCGAGATGGCCAAGAAGACGACGGACGACGACAACGACCAAGGTGAAGTCAAGGCCACCGAGTTCGATGAGGACGCAGAAGAAACTGAAGTCGACGACAAGGACGGCAAGGCCACCGAGTCCGATGAGGACGGTGACGACGAGTCCGATGAGGACGACGAGGCGGCTATCATCGCCACGCTCACGCCGGATCAGGCCAAGGTCTTCACCGCGCTGAGCACGCGGCTCACCAAGGCCAACGCGTCGGCTCGGTCTCGTCGTCTCGCGTTGCGTGCGTTGCGCCAGGGCAAGGGGACCGAGAGCACCGCACCCAAGCCGACCGCGCCGAAGAAGGACGACGCGGGTAAGGGAACTCCCGCGTTCGATCCAGAGGCGTTCAAGGCCGAGCTGCTCGCCGAGTTCAGAGGTGCGCAGGAAGCCACCAAGGTCGTCACCGCGGCGCAGAAGGAACTGCGCAGGGCCGGGCTGATCCTGCCCGACGACGAGAACGCGGCCGAGCGCAAGCTCAATCGCGTGATGAAAATGCTGGATCTCGACGGTGTCTCGCTCGACGAGGTCGCCGAAGAGGTCGAGGACCTCAAGGCGGACAACCCGGAGCTGTTCGGCAAGCGGGCCAAGAAGCGTCCCGCGGCCGGCGGTGTGGGCGGCCCTGCTCGCGTGGCGGGCACCAAGACGACGGACGCGATCGCCGGTCTGTTCGACTGAGCAAGCTGCGTGCCTGGTGGCCGGTGTTACCCTGCCACCAGGCACGCCCCACCATGGCCCGGTGGGCGCTGAGTGGCCGGC